CATGTCCCTCCTCGAACAAGATTACACCACCGTCCCGGGTCAGGTTTACGCGTGCCTCTCCATCATTGGACCAGAGGCGCCGCAAAAGTCTGACAAGTTTGGCATTAAGATTCGCGGATGTTTCGCGACGCGCGACGAAGCCGCATCGCACGCCAAGCGTTTGCAAAAGGAGGACGCCACGTTTAACATCTACGTGGTCGACATGTACAAGTGGATTCTCATCCCCCCGGATGACTCCAAGATTGAGGACGTGCACTACCAGAACGACCGTCTCGAAGAAATCATGACGGGCTATCGCGAATCCCAAGCCGCGGCTGCGAAGATGTTCGAAGAACGCAAGCGCGGTATGTTGTCGGGCACGAACCACTTCGTTCCGGGCGACGAAAACAGCAAGTTCTACACGAAACCCGACGAAGCCCCAGTGCGCCACCCAGCCGAAGTCCTCGCCGAACTTCAGAAGGAAAAGCCGGATGCATCCATGGAAGACCTCGTCAAGGAGGCTGATGAAATCGTCGCCAAGGAAGTCGCCGAACGCCAAGCCGCGCGCGAAAAAGCCGAGGCCGAGGCCGAGCCAGAGGCCGAGGCCGAGCCGGAGACTACGGAGTAGATTTTTTTAATATAACCTATATATAAGAATGTTAAGTATCATCTTAAACATCATTACCATCGCGCTCGTGATTCTTTTTGGTTTGACCTATGGCAGATCGCACACTGTCAATACCATATCGGAGAACACTCCGCCTTGGTACTGGACAGCTTCAGACGCGCTCGATGCTAATGTGAGTCTCGTGGATAGACAACGTATATACTAGTTGTATTACATGGCTCGGAGTATGACAGGTTGCATGGTCTTACCCATGAAGAACCCGACTATGAATGCGATGAACATCACGATGTACGTGTTCTTGTCCAAATTTGTGAAATCTAACTTATCATTGTGTACCGATGGGGGTGGAGGTGGAGGTGGAGGGTGCATGTAGTAGTGCATCATGGGTTCCTCGTGTGGTGGTTCGTCGTCATCTCGAAGCTGTGGATTATATTCAATTGGATTACCAATGTCCGTCTCCATTATTACAATATAAACGATTTATTTTTTTAAGCGACGCTCTCATCACTGTCAGAAAAATCCGTCTCCTCCGAATCCGACACGACGAAGTCCTTGAGGCTTCCCTCGTCGTCGTCGTCATCCTCGTCGTCGTCGTCGTCGTCATCGTCGTCCGAAACCCCTTCCTGGTCCGTCGGTATGTCGTCGCTGCGCGAGTAATCGCTATCGTATTCGTCTTCGGAATAATCATCCTCTAACGCGACGTGTTCGGGCACGTACACGACCTTTGGTTGCTTGATGACTCTACCGTATCTCGTCGTCATGATGCTCTGAATAACTAAACACCGCTCCCGTTTAAGCGTTTAAACATGGATGGTAAAACCTTGACACTTTTTTTAAATTTACAGGGACACCCGAGAGTCATGAACCCCCTCTTGTCCACGCTAAAAGACATCTGTCCGTGTTCCTTCCCGGCGTCGGCGCAAAAGTTATTATTCGTGAAAATCTTATTTTTCTGCACTCGAATGACCTTGGTCTCTTCGTGTCCAGTGAAATACCGACGTATGAACGTCTCGAACTCGCTGGTCTCCACGATCTCCTGCGTCGTCGACGGGGACACCGGGCGACACAGTGCCACGCCTTCGGGGTAGAGCATCTTGAACAACTCGGTCGTCATCATGTACCGCTTGCCCACGAAATCGCGACAGAATCCATCCCTGCGTTCGCGCACGGTTTCGCACCGACAGAAACACTTCTGTGCGATGGTGTTGCCGTTGACGTAGAACCACACGTGATTGGACCCGTGCTCTCTCGCGAGGTTTTCGCAGTACCTCGACGACGTCGACACCAGGTAGGACTGCTTGTATTTAAAAATCCTCGTCACCCTCGCCGACCCCTGTCCCTCCATGTTTCTCTGTATGAACATCTCGAGCGTCGCTCGCGCCTCGATGTCGTCCAACTCATCCTTGGTCTGCAACTTGGTGAACGCCCCCTCCTTGATAGCCTTGGCTGGGGGTTCGACGCGCGCCGTGGGCGTGCTCGCGGACGTGCGCACGGTGGCCATCTCGAGGAGTTCGACCGTCGGCGATGGGTCCACGGTGGTGAGTTTTCCTTCCTCGTACGCGAACACTGGAAGGTACATCCCCTGGGTCATCTTCCCGTCGTGTTCGCACGCGTCGCACCCTTTCCCCTGACACGACGTGCACTTGGCCTTCTTATAGGACCATGGGAGGCGAAACCCACTGCCCTTGGACCCCCTCTCGAGGTCGCCGTACACCGAGCTGTCGATGACCTCGTTCCAATCCACCCCGGCTTTGGCGGTGTAGAGCACGACGAGGATGTGTTCGCGCAGGGCCACGGCGGAGGTCTGGTCGACGACCATCCCGGGCCAGTTCAGATGCACGCCGGTCTTGTACCTCTCGGCGTCGACGCGTTTGGGTTCGGCGACGCTCACGAGACATCGTTGCCCCCCATAGCGTCGCACTTTGTCGCAGATGATGCGAGCGACGTCTTGAATCTCCTCGAGGGACAGGGGTTCGGTGTCTTTATAGTCGATGTCGCAGAAAAAGTTGTACGTCGTCGTCTTTTGTTCGACGACGAACACGCGTTCGCCTCGCTGACACGCGTCGACGTATCGTTCGTTGAATGCCCGTAATTTGTCGAATGGCACGCTGAGACATCCCCCGTCCATCAACACATGCGACAAATTGCGTGAGTGGGCAAAGCCCTCTTGGGCGCACCACTGGCGGAACATCTTCGTTATTAATCAAACCGCGCGTCATCTCTAAACCAATGGAGACATCGCATGTCTGGACCATCCTTTGATTCGGCTAATTGCTTCTTGATTACGAGAAGTTCGTAGACTGTTTTATCTTTGAGTTTTTCGAGTTCGCGCTCAGCCTGGTAGTCGTACCAAGCAAACTTCACCGTGTACAACTCTTTGATTTGCATTAAAATGTAGTTCTTTGACTTCATCTACTACTTTATCGAAAACTTTTTTCTATGCAACGAAGTCATGCAGCTATAGAATTCCGGGTTCTTCACCACGTTCGTGGAGATGAGTCCCCAGTTTTTCTTGGCGTTAAACTCCGAGAGGGTGTCGAACGCCATGTAATCGTTCTCGTCGTATGTTTTTTTATACGGTTGTTTATTTATTTTTTTCAAATGCGTCTTTTGCTTTTCGTCGTTGAACCTGCGAAGCAACTGCTGTTGTTCGACTTTGTTCCAACTCACGAAGAACACGAAGACGTGATACACGAGGTCCACCTGTGGACTTTCTTTAACTGTGAAAACGTAATCCATGTATTCACCATTTTTAAGAGACACCACGCCCCTGGTCTCCTCTTCAAGTTCCCTGAGGGCACACCGGAGGGGGTTAAAGATTTCTTTGCGTCGACACCCCCCTGTGACGAAAATCCAATCCTTAAACCGCCGGTCCCTCACCGTGAGAAACCGTGGTTTCTCGTCAACGAATGTCACGGGTATGGCTATGGCCTTGTACTTTTTCATTGTTGCACATCGGCAATCTTACTATTATCATTGGAATTTTCTCCCGATGGCTCCGATGCGGGCGCGGGGGCGGCCACGGGCGTGGGCGCCGTCGGTGGGGTTTGCATGTGTTTGATGACGTTCATAGAGAAACCTTTGAGTCCTTCGACGTCTTCTTTGGCGGACTTGAGTTCGCGGAACATGACCACGAGACCGGCCATGCAGACGATGACGGCGAGGAGGATGAGCGTTTGTCTATCAATGGGAATCATTGTCGTTGGTATAAAAAAGTCCCTAATTTTTAAGTTCCCCAAACTGTAAGTTTTGAAAGTACACGTCCTGACTCTCCCGGTCTGTGGGCCGGGCTGGGGATTCTACGATTTTTTCCAAAGTTCTAGATTTTGGGTCGTAGGTGAGCACGAAGGCGATGGCGAGGAGCATCACAGTGGTCCACATACTCATTAGTTAGAATAAAGTAAGCCACCCATGCCGTTCTCCAACTTGAGGATGTTGTAGTTGATGGCGTAGATGGTGTCGCTGGACAAGGCGGAGTCGTTGACGATGCGCGCGGAGTCGAGGCGGCTGAAGTTCAACGACCCCGTGGGTTGCGCCTTGCTCACGTCCAAGCAGAACGGGTACAAGAAGAGACCCTTCGGCGTGTCGACGTCCGCGTGGGACGTGTGGTAGTAGGTCGTGACCGTGCTGAAGTTTGGGTGCGCCCACTTGTAGTCGGCCACATCGGTGCCGTTGATTTGGAGCTTCAACTTGTTGGTGGCGGCGAGGATGGCCATGTCATCGCTCGCCTTACCAGCGACCAAGCACTTGATCGGGTGGTTGAAGTTCAACTCTTGCATCTTTTGACCAGACGCGAGAGCCTTTTGCACTTGGTTGATGATGATTTGTTGCGGTTGGCTGGCGAAGAACTCGCGCTCCTGGGTGTCGACGTACGCAAAGTTGGCGTAGCACTCCCACTTGTACGAGTCCGCGCTGGCACCCCACGTGATGCGGAGTTCGACGTCGTGGTAGGAGAGGGACACGAGTGGGAGGGCGTTTTGCCACGATTCACAGAAGAAGAATCGGAGGGGGTAGAAACCAGAGGCGGTGCCGCCTTCGTAGAGACCACCGAGGCGGGACTTGGAGAGGTTTTGGGCCAAGACCTTCGGGGCGATGAGAGAGGTGAAGAGGGAGTCCTGGGTGTCGATGATTTGACCACCGACGAGCAATTCAACCTTGTCGATGACCGTGGTCCAGTCGGTGATGGTCGCGTCGGCTTGGGTGCCATCGGACTTCACCGGTTGGAGGTACATGTACGACAGGAGGTCCCCCTTGCGCTCGATGCGCACCGAGGACATGCCATTGGCGCTGACGTTGCCCTGGATCACTTGACGTTCGACCGACTGTGAGAAGTTCGTGTGTCGCTTGTACGTACTGCGGAAAAAGCTAATCTCGGGGTTGCCGACGAGGTGCGCATCTTGTTGGCCGATGGCCACGAGTTGGGCGATTCCACCAGACATCTTTTATATTATTACAAGAGAATTAAATTTTTAAGTACTTAGCCACAATGGTACGTCACCCCAACGAAGGCGGCCCTGTGGACCTCATTGTGCCTGGTGGTTATTTTCCCATCGGCATCGAGATAGCGCACCTTGTACGCGGGCTCCGTCTCTCCCCAAGGCACGTCCTCCCATTGGAGCTGGCCGTGCGCATCGAGAACGTTCACCCACTCCTGACGCACCTCGGAGAGATAGTCCTCGGGCGTCGCCGGTTCCACCTTTGTTTCGTTGACAATCTTTTTGTAGACGGTGCGCGTGCATTCTACCGCGCCAGGAGTCTCCGGAGGGACCTCGTCGGTCACGATGTTGAAATAGTCGCGGACATAGGTGTTTTGTTCTTCCCCATCGAGGTCCGCCCACACCTCGGGGGCGAGTTCAGTGACTTGGGTGTACGTGAACGTGTTGCTGTCGTAGAGCACCCGTTCATCCTCTGGGAGGGCATTGTACACCTCATCGGTGATGACGTTCTGTTGCGTCCTCGTGTACAACTCGAGGTCGTGCACGGGTTCGACGAACACGTTGGATTGCTCGTCCACGTGACCGTGGACTTCCACACGGCGGTCCAACGTGTAGTAGGTCTCCTCTTCGGTGCGGTCGTACGCGTTGGAGGTGGCATCTTCCAACTGGTACCAGTAGGTTATGTTGGAGAGTTCCTTGAGGATGCGTTGCACGGGGATGTCCGGTGGGTTAAAGTCGCAATCCATCGTGATTTTGGCCACGGTGTAGTTGTGAAGCACGTCGTCGTCCTGTCTCTGACCATAGCCCGCGACGTTGGAGGTCGTGATGTAATCACCCGACTCGAGGGGGCCCGCCGTGTTCACCACCCACATCGCACCTTCACCGACGGAGTTGATGAACGCACGTCGGTCTCCTTTTTGTTTTTGTACCACACTGACGAACGAACCCTGAGAGTACTCACGCTTCTCCGGGTCTTCCGAGCCCGAAATGACACCAAAACACGCCTTATCCTTGGCGACCGATGATAAACTCACGAGTGGAAGCGCTTGACTGATTTGAATCGCATTCGAACCCGTCGTGATGTCTTCGTTGATGTCGTAGTATTTGTTCTTGTTTGCCGAAACAATCAGGCCTTCTAGGGTGTCGTACTCCGTATAGGGGACACCGTCAATAAAGTTCCTGTGCTGACCAGTGAAATCGATGTTTGCGACGTCGACCGTATCTTGTATGTACCCACCGTTTGAACCACCACCATATCTAAAAGCTAAATCATCCCCTGAGCTGTTATAAATATCCCAGTATTGACTCGATGACGTTGACAAACGTAAACCGTCGTTGCTACCCGTACCACTTTGATGAATGTGGGTCTTTGTACCCGGACTCGTCGTCCCAATGCCGACGTTACTTCCGTAGAAAGTTATGTTGTTATCATCAACCGCGTTATGTTTCCACCTGAACCCATGCTTCACAATGACACCTGGGTCGTGATATTGTGCTAAACGGAAATTCCAATTACTATCAAAATCATGGTGCCAAACGTCGCGCCAAGTACTGTCGAGATGACTATAGTTTGAGGAATGTGTGCTTGTGGCGAACATCGCGGCTGTTTTTGGTGGGGTCAAGGAGGTCCCCGATGCCCCGAGATGCAATTTATCTATGTAGGCCACTCCCCGCACATCCAATTGTGCCCTCGGCACCATGCCCCCCAAACAGAGGGCCGTATCGGTGAGATTGATGGACTTCCCGGTGCGTCCGAGGGCATACTCCATAGCGACCTCTTCGGCCGTGAGGGCGACGTCCCAGAGTTTGAAGTTGGAGATGGAAC